AGAAATGCAACTCCTGCTTGGTTGATGGCCAAGGCTCTGCAATGCGAGCAGGAACTTCCTCAGGATAACTCTCCGTTCAAAGAGTTTAAAGGAGTCGCGGGACTTTCCCGTTCCTTAGAGTATTACCTGGGACGACCAATGGTCGTACAGGTAAATGTGGTGGGTACGCAGAAACCTGCGAACCTATCACGGAGAATCCGGGAGAAATTTCCCGATCTCAGCCCCGATGTGTGTGATAAAATCGCACACGACGGAAAGCGCTCACTTAAACGAGTGAGCAATTGTGTAGAGTTCATAAAGGATTGCCTTGTGAGCTCGATGCCTGACACAGTTGAAAGCTGGTCGGCTAGTCCAGAGTATAAGAAGCTTATACACTGGGCTTACTCGCTCGGTGCGCACCGCACTGATCGAGTGACAAAGGAGTGGAAGAAATTTTCCGCCCTCCTTAAGTGGTTGGCCCTACAGTCAAAGACTGTAGCACCGGAGGTTCCAGGTGATTTCCCTGGATTCCATGGCACGTGGAAAGTGCCTGAGCTCCCGCCATTTTGGCAGAGGCTCGCACCGTGGCTGGTACCAGTCACGGTTCATGGGGTGAAGACAAAAGTCGAGGCAACACGACTTGTCCACCTCACCTCCAGCAGGGGTTTCCCTGCTGGTGACAGCAAGACAAGGTTCGAGTCACTCGAGAAACACTCGAGGACTCTTCACTCATCTCACACTGTGACTGAGGTGCGCAGGAAAATCCTGGAGCGCCTCTCCTACTTTGTAGGACGTCTGTGTGAACGGAAGGCCGTTGAGGAGGGATACACCTCCAACGGCCACCTTTCACTTACATCGAGTGCTTCACTCGATGTAAGTGTTAAAGATGGAGGTAGGGCGACAGAGGTCGGAGCAAAGTTCCGCCGCTGGGCTGCTACCATCCCGGAATCAGAGGTCGTTTCGACCACCTGGTTCCAAAGATCTTTCTGGACTTTACCAGATCGACCTATTTGGCAAACCATGTGCAGGTCTGAACTTGCACATGATGCCTCACACGAGGCCGGAGAATCCGACGATCGTGTGAACCTAGACTTTGAAAATTTCAAAGTCTCGGATCCCATATTTGGGCTCGATAGTACCACAGGCTTTCAGCTTCTTCAGTGGTCTATCGAGGAGGGTATCCTGCAAGGTGGCTTGCAGGGCACGCCGTTCGTTTCGAACGATACCCTCAGGCTTGGTAGAGTGAGACCCTCTATCAGGCCGTCTGCGATCGGCGAACCTGGAGCAAAATCCAGGGTCGTTACGGTTGCAGAGGACTGGGTAACAATGTTACTACAGCCCTGGTGCCATCACGTCATTGGCATGATGAAAATGCACCCTTCTGCTGCTTCTGGTTTGACCAGAGGCTGGCAGATGTTCGAGTGGGTTAAGCGACTTTCAAAAGTCGCTCAACCTCCGCAAGTCCGATTCTTGTCTTCGGATCTTACGACGGCCACAGATTACTGTGTCCATGAATACTCTCTAGCAATGCTTGAGGGCTTTCATAGAGGTATTGGTCGGTCATCCGACCCATACTTCCAGGTATGTGCCGAGCTCTTATGCTCAGGACGTACCTATGAAGGTGACGCGATCAAAGAGAACTTTGATCGAGTCACTTCCCGGGGCATCTTAATGGGTGACCCAGGAGCAAAAGCGGTTCTCACTCTGCACAACCTTTGTGCAGATGCTGAGTCCCTCTTGCGCTACCAGCATGGTATGCTGGAAGCATCTGATGAAGAGTTCTTCGAGACTCTTCGTCAACTAAACGGTATTCCCCAGGTTTCCTGGAGGCATTTCGTTTGTTCCGGAGACGACCATTTTGGTCAAGGTCCGGAGGATTACCTATCTAGAATTTCTAGATGCCACGACGCCAACGGTATGTCGGTGTCATGGCCGCAGAACTTTTTAAGTTCTGTAGGTGGTTTCTACTGTGAGGAGATGCTCCTCATAGCAGGACTTCGTGCAGACCAGATCTGGAAGGTGGACATTCCCCTTCGGGATCGGAAGTACGAAGATCAGCCTCACATCGATGCGATGAAAGTGAGGTTGCTTTCCCCATGCTCAAAGGAGCATGAAGGGAAAGATGAGCCAAACCCTGCCATTGGCAAGGCCCGCCAGATGCATGGCATGCTGGCCTGGCTCGGAGGAGGTTGGAGTGTTTTCACTCCAATCTTCAGTTCCAGGTGGGAGTACCGGATGGAGGCTTACCTCCCTCCGGCACCGAATCGTTACCTTCCAGTTGCACTGGGAGGAATCGAAGCTCCCGCCTACCATCTGTCCATGACAGATGTTAGGAATAGTTTACGTTCATTGAACGTATACCATGCTTGGGCCATCGAGCAAGTACTCGATGGAACGGCGACCCCCTTGCTGCGACGCGCTCTCGCGAGTTTCGCGACGAACGCGCGCGCCCGAGGAATTTCCTCCGATCTGATCGAAGATCAGATCAAAGAAATGCTCCAGATCGCGGACCTTGTCCACGGCCTGGATGACGAGGGCCTTCGTCAGAAGGCTCTTGTCTCTACCGAAGATTGGAGGAATCTCCGGTACAGAGATAAGGTTTCCGTGGCGAAACGCCACGGCCTTATAACTGTGGATGACGCGATCTCAACGATCGGTCGTCCATATCTCTTCCGGGATATGTTATATCCCGAGATGAGTGCGAAGCACGGAATAGATCCGTATCGCACGGGGCAGTACGAGGCTGTCCCGTGGCCTAAGAGGCTCGCTGCGCATCTTGATAACATCAAGGGCGCAATCTCGTTTCCTCAGTCCGGTTATACCGGACTAAAGGAAGACACCATTGAGCGCATCGCTCAATGGTGCGTCCAGAATATCAGTCTGGACATTCCTAAGGAAGTATACTTCTTCCCTATG